CAAGCCGCCGATCATCCCGCCCGAGCTCGTCGCCTCGCGCTCCGAGAAGGGCGGAACCTCGGTCACGCTGCACAACGGCTCGCAGGTTCTCTTTCGCTCCTTCCAGGACTGGAACGAGCACAAGCTGCTCGGCCCCAACTACGGCTTCGTCTACATCGACGAGCTGACCGAGTGCACGGAGCGAGTGTGGCTCGCCTTCCTCTCGCGGCTTCGCCACCCCGCCGGACCCGAGCAGGCGTGGGGGACGACGAACCCGAACGGACACGACTGGGTGTGGCGGCGTTTCCACTCCGATTCTGGGCAGGCCGAGGCCGACAGCCTGCTCGTGCATGCCCCGACCGAGGAGAACATCCACCTTTCGCCGACGTACGTGGCCTGGCTTCGCTCGCAGCCCTCCGAGTGGCAGAAGCGCTTTGTCGACGCCTCCTTCGACACGGCCGCGGGAATGATCTGGGACGAGTGGCAGCGCGCGATCCATGTCGTCGAGCGCGTCGACCTTCCCTACGACTGGCGCCGCTTCGAGTCGCTCGACCACGGCCGACGAAACCCGACCTCGTACCTTCAGTGGATCGTCGACCCCGAGGGCTTCTGCCTCGTCGCGGACGAGTACTACTCGCCCGGGCTCGTCTCACAGCACGCGGCCGCCGTCGCGGTCAAGCGCGGGGTGCGCACGTGGGGCCCGGTCATCGCCGATCGCGGCGTCTTCACCGCTGACGCCTACGGCAACACGCCCGCGGGGGAGTACGGCAAACACTCGATCACTATGCTCGCGGCCGACATGGATGTCTCAGCGGGGCTTCTGCGGGTGTCCGAGCTCATGCTACGAAGGCCCGAACGCGCATTTCCGAGCTGGCACCCGTGGGCGGGAACGCTCGGCCCGGACGGGCGCGGCTCGCCGCTTCTCTTCGTCTCGGAGGACTGCCCGGCCCTCATCGGTGAGATCCCGATGTACGTGTGGCGCGACCTCTCGCCAACCCTCGAAGAGCGCCAGAACCAGCCTGAGGAGCCGCGCAAGCTGAACGATCACGCTTGCGACGCCCTGCGCTACGGGGCGATGTCGCGGCCGCGGCCGTACGAGCCCCCGGGCACGGATGTCCGCGAGAAGTCGGAGGTCTTGCTCGCACCTGAGCTCTCGGCGGGCATTCGCGAGCGAACGTTCTAGGGAGGAGCCCCATGCGGATCGGCCCGTACGAGTTCGGCCGCGTCCGTGCGGCGGAGGCACCCGCGCCCAAGCCGGGCAAGGAGCTCGGTGCCTCGGGCACCGTCAACCTGCAGGGCTTCCTCCAGGAGCTCGAGTACTCGAACGAGCTGACAGGCGAGCAGGGCCTTCGCAACCTCGAGCGCATGCGCTCCTCGGACGGAGCGGTGCAAGAGACGATCGGCCACTTCGTCGCCCCGATCCGAAACGCGAACTGGGACATCGAGCCGGCGTCCGAGGACGAAGACGACCTTGTCATCGCCGAGGCCTGCCGCCAGGCGCTCTTCGAGTGGCCCGCGCAGCCCTTCCACGAGTACCTCGACCAGGCGCTCGACTACCTCGTCTTCGGGCACATGCTGTTCGAAACGGTGTGGCAGGTCGTCGACGCGCCGCTCACGGTCGAGCGCTCGGACGCGGATCCGCTCGAGGTGCCGCAGCGCCAGTATCTGACCTTCCGTCGCTTCGCCCAGCGACTACCGACGACGATCTTCAAGTGGAACGTCGAAGAGGGCGAGATCGTCTCGATCGAGCAGTCGGTACACAAGGGCGAGACCTACGAGCAGATCGAGATCCCGGCGGACCGCCTCGTCGTGTACGTCAACCAGCGCCGAGGTGACGACTTCACCGGGCGCACGCTTCTGCGCGGCGCCTACAAGCACTGGGTGATGAAGGAGCTCGTCGAGAAGATCGAGGTCGTCGCGCTCGAGCGCCACGGGGTCGGCGTCTGGGTGGGCTACCCCTCGGCTGCGTACGCGGCAGACGACGCCGTGCTGAAGCGCATGGAGGTCATGCTCGAGAACATCCGAGCCGGCGCTCGCACGTACATGGTCGCCCCGGGCCCGAAGGCTCAGTCCTCGGCCGCCTCGCAGGACGGGTTCCTCTTCGAGGTCATCTCTCCCGGCGGCTCCATGCCAGACTTCAAGGCGGCGAAGGAGTACCACCGCGGCGAGATCAAGGGCTCCTGCCTCGTTCGCTTCGCCGAGCTCGGGCACGCCTCGGTGGGCGCCCGGGCGACAGGCGACGTGCAGTCCGAGGTCTGGCGCGATTCGCTGCACGCGATCGCGCGCCACATCGCCGAGGTCAATGACGAGCCGCTTAGGCGCTTCGTCGACGCGAACTTCGCGGGTGTTCGCCGCTACCCCTCGCTCGTCGCACGCGAGATCGAGTCGAAGAACCTCGAGGAGTTCGCGAACGCGCACTTCCGGCTCGTGTCGGCCGGCGCGATCGAGCCGGACCGCTCCTACCGCCGCTACGTGCGAGACGTGCTGGGCGCTCCTGCCGAAGACGACCCCGACGAGGTCGACGAGAAGCGCGCTGCGGTCGACGAGGACGCGAATGGCCCGCCGAACGACGAAGCGCCACCCGTTGACGACAAGATCGAGGAGGAGTGATGGAGCCCACGACGCTTTGCCCAGACTGCGGCGAAGAGATCCCGAGCTCGGAGTTCGTCGCTCACCGCGAAGAGAACCACCCGCCCGCCCTCATCGCCGTCGCCGGAGCGGGTGGCATCCGCTCGCAAGAGGCGCACGGCTATCAGCCTTCCGACGACGAGGAGTAGAACATGCCGAACATCCTGACCGACACCGGGCGCGAGACCTTCCTCGTCGCCTCGCAGGGCTGGAAGGCGGGCTCCGTACCTGCCACCCACGTCCCCTACATCATCGGCTCGATGGGCAACGTGCCGGGAGACATCGTCTTCCTCTCCAACATCCCGGCGGCGGTGTGGCGCGCCCGCGGGACGTACCTCGTCTCCAAGACCACCGCCTCGGGGATCGCCGACGCCGCAGACACGCTGCTGGCCGGGGTCGGCTCGGCGGGCTCCGCCACCGCCGTCTCCATCATCCTCGTGAACGAGACGAACGCCTCGCAGACGTCGCTCGTGACCGCGGTCATCGACGTCGCTTCAGGGCTTCCGTTCCTGCCGAATGGCGGTGACGTGAACATCGTCTGGGACGACGGGGCGAACAAAATCTTAAAGCTCTAGAGCCATAGAAGGACGAGGTTGACCGTACTGCTGCTCTTCCGCAACCTCGCCGGCGGAGCCGGCGGAGCCGGCGACATCGCCTCCGCCGAAGCGTTCGGCGTGCCGCGCCTGCTCGGCGTACAGCAGTTCGTCCGGCCCACTGGAATCTCATCTGCGCAGGTGTTCGGGCCGGTGGTCCTGGGGGACGCCTCAGTCACTGCCGCTGACTCCGAGCCCGGCCAGAGCGATACGCGCGACGACGAGCTGTGCACGCTTTGGGTGCGCGACACGGCGCTGCACGAAGTCTTGATCTCCGAGTCGGATCCGCTCTACGCCGTGACCGTCTCGACCGACTAGCGGGGGAGGGAAAGTCATGGCTGACGCCGACATCCTCATAACCCCCGGCGCGGGCGCCAAGATCGACACGCGAACCGTCGGCGCGGGCAACGACGAGAACCGCCAGGTGATCGTCATCGGTGATCCCGCGACCGCTGCCGGCGTCGCGCCCGTGGACCCGACCTTCGGCCTCGCCGTCGACGTGACCAGGCTGATCGGAGAAGTGGCTGTCCTGGCGGTCACTCCCGGCGTCGGTGGGGCCAACCTCGGCAAGGCAGAGGACGCGCCACATTCCTCCGGCGATGTGGGCGTGTTCTTCGTCGCTGTTCGTCAGGACGTGCTCGCCCCATCGACTTCTACCGACGGCGACTACGCCGCTCCCAAGGTCAACGCTAACGGAGCGCTTTACGTCTCCGTGTCCTCGCTGCCTGCCGCCGCTCGCACGACGGACTCGATCGGGTCTGCCCCGCAGACCGGGGTCATCATGCAGGGGCTCACCGAGCGGGTGCCCGTGTTCGCGGCCATCGACGTCTCCGGCTCGGGCGACAACACGCTCGTCGCGGCCCAGGGTGCCGGCAACAAGATCCGCGTCCACCAGGTCTTCCTGATGGCTGCCTCCGCCGTCAACGTCCGCTTCGAGTCGGGCGCCGGCGGGACTGCGCTCACCGGACAGATGAACGTCTCGGCCAACGGCGGCTTCGTTCTGCCGTTCAGTCCGCTGGGCCACTTCGAGACGGGGGCCAACGCGCTGCTCAACCTCGAGCTCTCCACCGCAGTCTCCGTCGACGGTTGCCTTGCCTACTCGGTGGTGACGTGATGCAGGTCGTCGAGGTCAAGGTGCGCTGGGAAGGGCTCGCCGGAGCCACTGGCTACGAGGTCGTGAAAGACGGAGTAGTCGTCGGCACGCGCGGGTCGAAGGCGCGTACCACCGTGCTGCAGGTGGACGACTCCACGGTGGTCGAGGTCAGAGCGCTTCCCACCAGGACGGTCGTCGGGACCGTCGACTTCTCGCAGGTGACGGCATGACCGCGATCCCGACATACAGCGTGGCCTGGCCCACCGCCTCGACCGCGTACTGGATCCTCGGCGACTCTTCGAAAGTGCAGAGAGCGAATCCATCGCCTACTGACCCAGCGGCCATGTGCCAGGTCGTCTGGGACACGGCCGGGGGAATGCCCTCCGCGCTCTACTCGGGCCGGGAGACGTGGGCGCTGTACGGGTTCCGCATGGTCACCGGCAAGCCGGGTCGCATGATGAACTGGCACACCACGCCCTACGATCAGCCCTTCGGCTGGTATCCCCAGAACGGTCCAGGCTTACCGTATCCGTGGTCGTCGCCCGTAGCGATTGACTACCCCGGCCTCGACCAGTTCATCAACCCGGCCTGGGCAGGCATGGTGCTGAGCGTCAAGAGCACCCAGACCCGCAGCTCACCGAACCACCAGTTCGTCATCTTCACGCCGGCGCAGGCGGAGGCGCGACGCGGTCAGTGGGTCTGGATCTGGCACTGGACGCGGCTGGGGCGGATCACCACCGAAGGCGGCCCCCACGCAGTCGCGGTCGACGGGGCCACCAAGCTCTGGGTAGCAGGCGAGGACAACACCCCGCGCATCAACGTCTCGGGCATCAACACCCATTACTACGGCGAGCACGCGATTACCTTCTGGCAGGGCGGGTACTGGCCGAACAACTCAACGCCCGCTCCGGGTGTTGTCGTCGAGATGGCCGCAACCCGTTTTGGTCGTACCGCGCAGGAGTGCTTCGAGAACGTGCCTTCCATCATCTTCGGCTACGGGGCCACGCAGACGGGCGGCGGCGGGCCCGGCTCGCACACGCAGATCACATCTCGCCAGCACGACGAGGCAGCGATCCCCGCCGATATCGACTGGACGGGCTCGGGCGGAGGCGGGCCGAATCCGGCGCTTCAGGCGTTGACGCGCGACCGGCGCTTCGGCAAGTCTGCTCCCGGCGTGCTGCGTCCTACGCTCACCGCCGACTTCAAGCGCGGATCCAAGTACGGGACCGACCTCGCCCCAAACGAGCTAGAGGACGTCTACGACTTCCACATCTACCTCGAAGGCTTCGACAACGCGGTCGGAACCCAGAAGGTAACGCTCGGCATCTACGACGACGACGCTGCGGCCAACGGCCCCGGCACGAAGCTCGGTGAGTGCAGTCAGGAGATCGAGCTCGCGGGTAACGCCCCCGGTGGCTGGCACAAGGTGACGAGCGTGACCCCGATCCGCATCAGCGGTGCGTTCGTATGGATCATCGCGGGCTCGGGGTCTCCGAGCGGACGGCTGTCGATCGCCACGGATGATCCCGTCATCGTCAACGGCCTCGCCTTCAACGCAGATACCTACGATGCGGTCGCTCCTCGTCTCGATTCCCCCTTCGGCGCGATCAGCTATGGCGATGCGGAGATGTCCGTCTGCGCCGACGGCGACTTGGTGACAGCGCCGGTCGATCCTCCCGACCGTCCGCCGACTGGCCGCACGACGGCGATCGCCAGGGTCGCGGGTGCCAAGTCTCCCTCCGCGAACGCGGTCTTCGTCGCAGAACGTGGAGTTCTGAACACCTTCACCGGAACGGGCACGACGCAGGTGGTCACGCTCGCATCAACATGCACGGCCGGGAATACCGTGTTTCTGATCTTCGTCGCTCGCGTAACGACGGCAGTGGGACACTCGGTCTCAGACTCGCGCGGGAACACCTGGACGATCGACGTCGGCCCTACGGGCGTCAACAACAACCTCGTCTTCATTGCCTCGACGCGCCAGAACGCGGGAACCCTGCTAGCGGCCGATACGGTCACCGTTACCTTTTCCGCCGCCCCCGGCAACGATCGCTATGCGTTGCTCGAGGAGTTCGCGAACCTTCCGCCTACGGTCTCACTGGACAAGACAGCGTTTGCCGACAACGCCGGTACCGGGAGCTGCCCGACAGGGACGACCGCGCCGACGAGTGAGCCCTTCGAGCTCGCCATCGCCGCCTGGTGCCTTGCGGGAACTGATCCTCCGACTCACGACGCCGCCTACAGGGATTTCCCGAGCTGGCATCTCGCCAGCGCAGGGCAACCTGCCGACGGCCTCGACAAGAACCTGGTGGCGCAGTACCGGATCCTCTCCGAGATCGGGCCGCAGGTGGCGGTTATGACTGTCGCGAGCCCCCACTCCTATCAGGGCATGATCGGCACCTACCGAACCATCGGCGGCGGCGGGGGCATCTAGGTGGCCTCGGTCTCGGTAGGGACGACGACCGACGCCGCGACGATCACGCACGGCCGCAACATCGTCTACGTCCCCTCGAGCAATCGCGTGTACGTCATCTACTTCGACGGCACGAACCTCGTCTACGAGTACTCCGACGACAACGCCAACTTCTCGTCCCCGGTCACCATCACGAACTTCGCCGCTGCCGTCACAGCCTTCTACGACTCGGTCAACTCGCGACTGAACATTGTCTACGGCGGTGGAAACAACGCCAACACGGGTCTGTCGATGCGGGCGATCACTTCCAACGCGGCGAGTGGCACACCAGGAGCACTAACCACCGAGACGGTCATCGACGCGGGCGGCTCAAACCTCGGAGTCGTTCGGCCCTACGCCTTCCACTCGGCCACTGGCTCGAACCCGCGCTACTGGATCATCGCGACCAAGCTCACGGCAGCTACGACCTACCAGACGCGAGCCTGGTACGCGGGCGCAGGAGCAGCAGCCGACGCGGGCGCCAACTGGTCCAGTACGAACTTCACCGATCTGGGCGCCAACTCGGACTCCAACTCT